TTTAAAGAAATTAATAATATAAATCTAAACACTATTACAGAGTCAGGATTTTATGTATCTCCTAAGTGGGATGCTAATATTGTAGGTCTACCACAAGAATTAGATAATAATAATGGGAGAGCTTTTTATTTGAAAGTTATGGCATTAAAAGATCTTAATAATTATTGTCAACAAATTTTATATAGCTTCAAGGGGCTTATTTTTTACAGAGCTATAATTGGGGCTAATTCTACTTTTACACAATGGAATAGGTTAAGGTTAACTTAACTTATCTCCTATGATAAGAATATCTACAACACTATGCCCATGTCCTATAATATTTGGCCATCTTTTTATAATTATCTCATTATTCGATATTGTTGAGGTAAAAACAAATTGATTATCTATATCTTCTGAACTTGCTAAAATTACGCCATTCGTTATTTTTAAAGGTAGATTAAATTTGTAAGGATTTTCATTGTAGTCAACATTCTTTCTTAGCGATAAAATGATTTTTTTGCTTGGAAACTCAATAATATTCCATTCTTTTAAATTATAAGAAGTGACTAAATTTTCCAATCTATCCAAAAGACTATTATTATCAAGTGGAATAAAATTAGCGACATTTGCAGATACATCGGAATTTTGATTTAAACACTTGTACATTTTTCTAGTGTTTCTGTCATAATAGATGTAATTTATATCTTTAACTCCTGGTTCTTGAATATCACCACCATATCCAACACATCCAGCAAGTCTTGCTAACATCATCCCTTCAAGTGCCTTGCCTTCTTCTGTTCCAAATTGTACTATCCCAGCTTTTGCTCTTGTTGCTCCTTCTTTTATTGTAGATAAGCTATTATCCATTTCACCTATTTTTTTATCTATCAATTCTGAATTGTGATTAAATACTTCAATATCATAATAATCACTTCCTTCTGGTTGTGCTAATCTTATATTTTCAGTATACTTTGCCATTTTATTTATCTCCTTTCATCATAGATATTTTTATGTGTTTTAGTTTTTAACTCATTATTTTTTAAATTTCCTACTTCATTCTGTTTATGATACTTACCTACCACTGCACTATCTTCATATAATCTAGTGTCATAAATTTGTTTGTGAGTTTTTAATTTTAAAGAATTATGCAATAAATAAGCTACCTGGTTATGTGTGTTATATCTAAACTCAATACTAAAATTCAAATGTGCAGGTTTTATAACTTCTATTACTGCCTTAAAGTTTTCAATATTTTTAGGTATTCCAACAATAGAGGTAAATAGTATTTTAAAAGCATAGTTTGAATTATCTTCTACAACCTCAATTTCTCCATTTGTAAAAGTCTTGGCAACTCTTGCTATCATCTCTTTTGTAGTAGTTCCATAACTTCTTAACTTAGAAATTAAATTCTCTCTTCTTTCTTCAATATTGCTTGTTTTATCTCCAACACTTAAACCAAATATTCTTTCCCAAATTGGTAAGGACCAGGTTGCTGTATAAATAAAAAATTGATTTAATACATCTTTTGAGATTAAATCAACTGTATCTAATTCTTTTTCTATTACTTTTTGTAATAAAGTTATTTCTAAAATACCTCTATAATACTTTGGCATATGCCTCATTAATCTTTCAGCTTCCAACTATATCACCTCTTTTTGTAAAGTGATTGTTGTTAATTTTGGAATCTCCTCAGCTGCTAACTGTACATTTAAAGTTGCATTATTTATCTTTAAATCATCATAGTCATTTACACCAGGAATATTTAATAAGATATTTCCTAATTGGGCATAACTCACATAATCCTGTTTAAATCCTACTTTTCTAAAATGTTCTTTTACTTTTGTTTCAAACTCTGTTTTTACTTCATCAAATTTTATATTTTTAGAAATTTTAACAGTACCTGAAATTGATATAGCTTTACCTATTGCACTTTTTACTGTAACAGTAGCCCCTATTGGTCTAACTTCTTCTAAATAATCTCTTACTCTTTTTAGTAAAGTTTCATCAGCTTCATGAATATCACTATTTACTACAACTACCTTTACAGTACCATTTCCATTCCATAATGGGAAAACTTTAACTCCTCCTACTCCTTCAACTTCAAAAGCCCACTTTTTGTAATGATAAATATTACCAGATGTTACTGGCTCTCTAACCTTAAAATAATATCTTTCTCTTAATTCATCATCTGTTTCTCCATCATAACCATCAACAGTTTCAGAATTATTTATCACTTCATTTAATCCTGGAATAGTTACAGGAAAATTTGTAATAGTTCCTTTTGGAATATTATATATTTTCCCATACTTTTCACTTTCAATAGGTACTTCAACACTTCCAGCAGCAGATATTATTTTTTCTTGTGTCGTTAAATAGATATAGGTATCGCTTGCAACTTTTGTCCCCACTTTAATAATAGTGTTAGGTACTCCTTTTATAATTACAGTACCTTTTGATTTAGTTGCTTTTCTTCTAAATACTCCAACCTCTTTACATATATTGTCTAAATACTCACCTTCTGCTGTTTCTGCAAAAGAATTTAAAAATATATATTCTAAGGTTTTTCTTATCTCTTCTATTTCTATACTTACAGGTGCTAAGTTATCATAAAATAAGCTTCCTTCTGTCTTATCATACTCATCATTTACCTGGTTAAGCATATTTTTTAAAATTTCTTTCCATTCTTTTTTTATTATCATAGATACCCCTCCCATTCAAATGTTTTGAAGTCTTTTAACACTACTTCAAATTTTGTTTTCAAGGTATGTTTTTCTAACTTTATATCAATATTTCTAATTTCTATTATCTGTTTATTTTTCTTAATTGTTTCTGTTAATTCTCTCTCAAACTCACTATATAAAACAGGTGTAGGAAATCTTTGACTAAGTAACATAGCCTTATATTTCATCCCATATTGATTAGGTGCATTATATTTATAAATATTCCATTTATATTTTTCAGTTAAAAGAACCTTTTCAATCCACATTCTAACAGCTCTTTCATCATCTGTTTTTATTAATTGTCCATTACTTTTTAATAACTTCTTTTTTTGAAAGTCTATTAAAAATGTTTTACCATTACTATTTTTACCATTAGTTATGTCTTGTTTAGAGTAATCAACAAAATCTATTTTTGGTAATATTCCCATTCTAAACTCACCTCTGGTGCATAATTAAATACATCTACAATAAAAAATTTATCCTCTTCAAAATTAGGTATGACTAACACAAACATATCTTTTTTTAAATGGAATACAGTCTGTAATATAAATTTACCTTTATCTTTGTTATCTTTTTCGCTTGAACTATCAGCATAAGTACCACTATGTCCTGATAAACTTAAATTAGTATCTCCGTTACTATCACTACCTGCTCCATCTGTGTTTAAATCATTAATTTTGCAAGTAGTTGATTTATTACCTTGACTTTCAAATTCTTTCATAGTACATTCAATAGCCAATCTATTAGTTATTGCATTGGATAAATAAATTTTATCACTATCAATAACACCATAACCATTTAAAAGCTCAATAGAGATGTCAGGGAGAGGCTTTAAAATCTTACCTAATACAGCACCTATTGGACTTGGATTTTCTCTTTCCTTGAACTTCTCTGCTACTGCTATATCCCAAGATTTTTTGTTTTCACTCACTCATTAAACACCTCCAATTTTAAATTTATTCTGTGGATTCCATTCTGTACACTGTGAGAACTTTCTTTTATTAGATACTCACCTTTTAAATTAAAAAGTGGTATGTCTATATCAATGACTCTACCACTCTTAACCTTATCATCACCTAAGACATCAATAGAAAAGTCTTCTGTAATTTTATTTAATTTTTTTAACTCATTTTTTGCAACAAGTTTAGCTTTTTTATGTTCCTTTTCATCTAGTGTTACCACTTCCTGTAACATACCATACTTTTTAATACTTTCATTATCTTGCTCTTTTCCTACTGTTCTAACTGCTTTTTTATTTTGTGTTATAACCATGATTGAATTTTTCATATCAACTATTGACCTACTAAGTGAAACCTCTCCAATATTTTTTGCTACATCTATAAAAGTATTTTTGTGCATTTCATATTGTCCAGTAACTTTTATCTTTTTGAATGGTCCTACTTTTAGAGTGCCTTTATCATACTCAATAAAAAATTTTTTAGAATTAAATTGTGAACATTGTTCTATGATGTCATAAATAACGCCTGAGATAGTCTTATCCTTGTAAATTTTATCTATCTTAGTATCTAATCCACTTACTTCAACTTTTATTCCAATTTCACTGCATAAGGACTTAATACAGTCATTCCCTACCATCTTTTTAAATTGTTTTATCACAGTTGATTTATTCAAATACCAAGCCATATCATAAGCAGTAAATGATGTAGTCTTTCCATTAGGACTTTCTGATACTATAATAGCTTGTACTAATGTTTCTCCTTTTTCATTGATTATTTGAACTGGATCACCCAAAGTAATATCATAGAGAAAAGATAAATTTTTATCAAACTTGTTTACTGCAAGTTCAAAACTTACCTCAACTCCTAATGTGTCAATACTATCTCTCCAGGTTAAATCTCTTATATAATTGGTTACATCTATTTCTTTTACTATTGTCTTATACATTATTATCAGCCTCACCAGGTAAAATATATTCTTTTATATCCAAAGTATATGGAACATCTCCAGCCTTATCTCTAAAAGAATAAGTAAAATTATATCTACATAGCATGTTTAAGACTACTCTGTACTTATCAACTATAATAATTCTTAAAGGTACTCTTGCATCTCTATACTTTTCAAAAAAATCAATATAATATTTAGGTTTTTTATAATTTAAAAAACTTACAAAACTATATAATTTACTAGGAAAAAAAGAAGAAAATGAAAAGTTTCTAAGTCCTTTACCACCAATTAAATTTAATTTTTTCCCATTAATAGTTGTAAATTCTTCATCTTCTGTTTCACAGTTTACTGGCTCTATATTTTGAACTACTGGAATATTTACCATTTCTTGTTGTACTCCATTATCTTCAACTATAAAAATTATATTCATTTTCTTATCTCCTATCCTACATATTATTTAAAGCTGCTAAAATCTTATTTGCTGTATATTCTCCATATTTTTCCATATGTTCTTTTTCACCTATAAAATTACCAGCAATATGAATATGTAATTCTATCTTTTTATCTGAACTTTTCTTACTTTCAACCTCTTTTATAATTACTTGTTTTTCAGTATTATTCTTTTGAAGTGATTTACCTTCTTCATGACTTAGAATTTGAGTTCCAGCTGGTAAGATAGCAGTTTCATCTCTTCCACCTTCATTAATTCCTGTTACTCCACCTTTAAAGTATGCAGTACCTAAAGCATGTCTTGGATTTTTTATAGAAGTTGTTGCTATCCCTGTCTTATTTGCTCCACCAACTGTTTCAGTAGTCTTTTTAGTGTTTTCTGTAATATTTATAGTTTTATCATCAGCAGGTGTTTTATTCCAAAATTTTAACTTATCTATAAGTTTACCAAAAGCATTTTTAGCTGTTTCAATAGGATGTAATATAGCATCTAATGCTTTCATTAAGCTATCCCAAGCACTCATAAAAACACCAGTAATAAAATCTGTAACTTTATTAAAGCCCTCTTTCAACTTATCTAATGCCTTTACAACTCCATCCCATATAGCTGTGAATATTCCACCAACTACATCACATACACCTAAAATAATATCTTTTAACCAAATTACAGCATTGCATACAGCATCCCATATTGGCATAAATATTCCAACTAATACCTCACAAATACTATTAATAACTTCTTTTAACCACTCCCAAGCTCTACCAATAAAATTGCATATTTTATCCCAGTTTCTCCAAGCCATCCATATAATTCCAATTAATGCTGCTATAAGACCTATAACAAGTCCTATCGGATTTGCATTCATTGCTGCATTCAAAGCCCATTGTTTTATAGTTAATGGGGAAGGAAAACCATCAGGAATATGGAGGTAGACGTGAATAATAGACAGCCGTATAACATCGAAACTATAGCAGCTTATATTCTCAAAAACATAGAGTACCCGTATGAGGCTATGAAAATCCAGAAGCTCTGCTTCTACACTCAAGCATGGTTTTTAGCTTCACATGGTGAACCGTTTTTTCACCATGATTTTGAGGCATGGAGGTCTGGACCTGTTTCACCGTCACTGTATAAGTATCATTTGGACGTATTGAGTTCCCAGATGGTGTGCTGGTTGAATCAGGTAAGGTTCAAGAGCTAGCAGAAGATGACGCACAATTTATCCAGAAGATCCTAAATGTATATGGGAGGTACACTGGGCTGCAGCTAGCCAACATGTGCAGGAGCCAGCCACCTTGGATGAAAACCCATGCCGCATACAAAAATTGTAGACAACCCAATAAGATCATCCCCATAGAAAATATTATCCGCTACTACGGATCCTTCATGGAAAGGAAATAAAGATGTCTGTTGAAGAGAAATACCAAGTAATAGCCGAAAAAATACAAGAGTTAGATGATCTTATCTCCGATTCAGATGTTGAGCTACAATCTGTTTGGGATACTTGGGTTACGAGGCTTGCTGGTGAGCATGCTTTGTATTATGTGAATGATTTGTTGGAGGTTATGAAGGAAGAGTTATGTCAGCAGGTGAATTGCTTTTTGGAGGACTTCTTGCCGTAAATGCCGCTGCCTTTTTCCTGTACGGCCTTGACAAATGGAAAGCGGTGTATGGACGGCGGCGGATAAGGGAAATGACGCTCCTGCTTATCGCTGCTGCGGGCGGATCGGCAGGCGCGTTTCTTGCTATG